CAATGGACGATTACGAGGAACAGAACAACCCGATTTTGGGATTCTTCAAAGAATGTGAAGATGAAGATTTCAAAATTGAGAATGAACCAACGAATAAGGTTTACAAGCGCTATCAGGAATATTGCCTTGCGAATAGCCTTCAAGCCATGAGCAACATTGAGTTTTCAAAACAGGTGAACAGAATTTTGAACTTCAAGATTGTTGATAAGAAAATCAACGGGAAGAAATTCAGGATATTTGTTCCGGCTGACAGTTGAAAGGGGAAGATATGAACAAAAATCCATATTACAACATTGAGGGTTATCCTGATCCAACGGCTTTTGCCGGAACGAAAGAGGTTATCAGAGAGGACACCGAAACAGAGCATAAAGCCTTTGAATTGATTAAGGTTTTGAAGTTCATTATTCGTTTATCGGGCTTTGAACTGATTGAACGAATTAAAATCAAGGACAAAAGAACAGGGAGGGAATTTCGATGAATGATTTTACTGAAAAAGATAGAATTGAACAGTTTTCAAAGCTGATGAACAAATATATTCCCGATGGATTCACGGAATGGCTGATTGAAAACGGATTTTTCACAGCACCCGCTTCTATTCACCACCACGGGGCATATTCAGGGGCGTTGTTCGATCATAGTTTTGCAGTAACCAAAGCACTTCTTTCCTTGACGGAACGCCTTGAATTGAAGTGGGAGCGGGAAAGCAGCCCCTACATTGTGGGTATGTTTCACGATTTATGCAAGGTGGATAACTACCACAAAACAGATAATGAAGCGTGGGAATATAATAACGCTGCTTTGCTTCCGGGGCATGGTGAAAAATCGGTGATGATGCTGCAACAGCACATTGCATTGACGGAAGAAGAAATGTTTTGTATCAGGTGGCACATGGGAGCATTTGACGATAAGGAAAACTGGAACAGTTACGGGCGTTCCGTTACGAATTATCCGAATGTGCTTTACACCCATACAGCGGATATGATTGCAGCCCGTATTTTGGGAATTTAAGAAAGGAAGTGCTGAACATGAGTAAAATATATGATGGAATTATGGGTTTAGTTGTCGGTGATGCTTTAGGTGTTCCGGTAGAATTCAAAAAGCGTGATACCTTCAAAGTGAATGATATGATTGGTTACGGAACTTATAACCAGCCGCCCGGTACATGGTCGGATGATAGTTCAATGACACTTGCAACCGTTGAAAGTATTGCCCGATTGGGAAAGATTGATCCGGCTGATATTATGCAAAATTTCCTGATGTGGTTTGCAGATGCAGCCTTTACCCCGTGGGATTCCGTGTTTGATATTGGTGGAGCAACACGGCGGGCAATCACCCGGTATGCAAGCGGGATGAACCTTTCTGATTGTGGCGGGAAATCCCGTATGGATAACGGGAACGGTTCATTGATGCGTATTCTTCCGCTTGCATTTATACCTTGCAGCGTGAATGATGTGAACACCGTTTCAGGGCTTACCCACAACCACGAAATTTCAAAGCGGGCTTGCCGTTTGTACCTGATTATTGCCGAACAGATTTTGAAAGGCAATCCGTTCCGGGCATATTATACCGACACGGATATTTGGGGCGGTGAATTTTCAAGGGTTCGTGAGATTTGGAAACTTACCCGTGATGAAATCAAAAGTTCCGGCTATGTGGTTGATACGCTGGAAGCCGCCCTTTGGTGTTTGTACCATACCAACACATACCGGGATTGTGTTCTTACCGCCGTGAATTTGGGTGAAGATACAGATACCGTTGCAGCCGTGGCAGGTGGGCTTGCCGGGATTCTCTATGGTTGTGGTGGTGAAAGCGGTATTCCTGATGAATGGATTTCGCAGATTGCCCGGAAGGATTGGATTAAGGGGTTGTGTGATAAGTTTGAAAATAAACTTTCAAAATAATCCTAAAAGTCAAGTTGCAAGTCAAGATAAAGTCAAGTTGTTGTAGTGGGAAGTTGACTTGCAAAATTCTTAGATATTACAAGGGTTTTCGGGCGGTCAAGTCAAGATAAGTCAACTTGTTTTTAAGTTCTTTATAAATTGAAAATCAACAACGCTAAATTGCAATGATTTTTCTAAAATAATATATAAAGAGAAAAGACAAGTTGAACTTGACTTGCTATGATCCGTAGATTGAAGAAACCCTTGAAATAACAGCGTTTTCCCACAAGTCAAGATAAAGTCAAGTTGCAGAAAGGAAGTTGTACCTGATGAAAGCGAAAGAATATTTGCATAATTTACAGCGTTTAGATACACTTATCAATCAAAAAATCAAGGAATTAGAGGATTTGCGGTCAACGTCAACCAGTATAGGAAGCCTTGATTATTCAAAAGACCGTGTGCAAAGCAGCCCTTCCGGGGATGCCCCGTTTGTCAAAGTAATAGGTCGAATGATTGACCTTGAAGAAGAAATCAATGCCGAAATTGATAAGTTCGTTGATGAAAAGCACGATATAATCAATCAGATTCAGCAATTACAGAACCCGAAACACATTGAAATTCTGTATAAGCACTATGTTGAATTCAAACGGCTTGAGGTGATTTCTGTTGAAATGGGTTATACATACCAGTACATTGTTGAATTGCACGGTTACGCCTTGAAAGAATTTCAAGATACCCATGAAAACCTATTGAACACCAATGTATGAAAGTGATACAATGATAACGGTGAAAATCGGCAAGAAAATTTCTTGTCGATTTTTTCTTTTCCCCGGAAGGGTACTCATAGCCGAAATGCGGTGAACTCCTACCTTCCGGGGAAACTTTTAGCGAGATTCCAGAAGAAAGGAAGTGAACTTTCAATATGGCAAAAGGCAAATATGAACAATGGCTTACAGAAGAAGGTTTACTTCAACTGGAAGCATGGGCAAGAAACGGTTTAACCGATGAACAGATTGCCGCAAATATGGGAATTTGTCGTGATACACTTATTCAATGGAAAAAGAAGTATTCCGACATTTCCGACACCCTAAAAAGGGGAAAGGATATTGTTGATATTCAGGTTGAGAACGCTTTATTGAAGCGGGCGTTAGGCTATTCCTACACAGAAGTAACCAAAGAAGCACAGTTCAATCCCCAAACTGAACAATTTGAAATGATTGTAACGAAAGAGGTTACAAAAGAAGTTCAACCCGATACCACGGCACAAATCTTTTGGTTGAAGAATCGTAAACCGGAAGAATGGCGGGATAAAAAGGATGTTGAACATAGCGGATCGGTGAACAATCCGTTTGCAGCACTATCAACCGAACAGCTTTTGAGGTTGGCGGGTGGTGATGATGAATGACAGAACAACAGTTGATTCAGACGGGGGCAAAATGCGAACTTGCAAGGCGTTCTTTCTTCCATTATTGCAAGCTGAAAGCCCCTTCGTTCTATAAAAGCAAGAGGGCGTTTCTTGTGGATTTTTGCGGTACGCTTCAATCATTCTATGAAAGCAATGATGAAGTGCTGGTTGTGAATATGCCGCCCCGACACGGGAAAAGCCGAACAGCCGGATTGTTCGTTGAATGGGTGTTAGGTCAAAATCAAAGTGAAAAGGTTATGACCGGATCATATAACGAAATCCTATCAACGAGTTTTTCAAAAACGGTTAGAAATGACATTTTGGAAGAAAAGGCTGATGAAAGCAAGATTGTTTATTCGGATATATTCCCCGGTGTGACAATCAAGCGTGGTGACGGTGCAATGAATATGTGGAGTTTGGAAGGCGGTTATAATAACTATCTTGCAACTTCCCCTTCCGGCACGGCAACAGGTTTTGGTTGTACGCTGATGATTATTGACGATTTAATAAAAAATGCAGCGGAAGCCTACAATGAAGAAACCCTTGAAAAACAATGGGATTGGTTCACAAATACAATGCTTTCCCGTTTGGAAGAAGGCGGTAAAATCATAATCATTATGACACGCTGGGCAACGGGTGATTTAGCTGGTAGAGCATTAGAGCATTACACCAAAGAGGGGGCAAGAATCAGGCATATCAGCTTGAAAGCCTTGCAGGATGATGGAACAATGCTTTGTTCTGAAATCCTATCCCTGAAATCGTACAATGCAAAAGTGAAAGCTATGGGTTTGGATATTGCTTCCGCAAACTATCAGCAAGAACCCATTGATATTAAGGGTAGGCTTTACACGAAATTCAAAACCTATACCAAACTTCCGATGGATGAATACGGCAACCTTTTATTTACCGCTATTAAAAACTATACTGATACCGCCGATACGGGTGAT